CTTTTTAGTAATTGGATATTGGCAATAACATAAATTTGCCACCGGTATCAATACTAACAGAATCCAACTTGCTTTTAACTTCATTTAATTCAATTTTTAAATCTTTAATTTCTCCCTTCATTGAAACGATTGTTGCAACTGCTTTCGTAACTAATTCAGCTTCTTTCTTTGTTGCTGCTTCCTGAACCAGAACTGATCTATTATTTGTTTGTGTAACTTTTGACATAAGGTCTTGAAACTCACGCTCTTGTATAAGTTCATCACTTGTTTTTTGTGCTGATACACTACATCCAAATAAGAATAGAATCAATAAATATTTCATTATTTAATTTTTTGAATCTTACCTAATTGCTCTAATGTCGAAAGTTTAGTGGTAGCTGAAGCCAATGATGAATCGCAACGGCGCAGGGCGTCGCTTACCAAATCAACACGGCTTTCTAATTTTTCAATCTTGCGACCTTGCCCTTCAATCTGATTGTTAAACGTTCCTCTTATGTCAATATATAAAACAGAAATTCCAATAATTACTAAAAACATAGTGCCAACCACAGGGTTTTTACTAAAGTCTTTAAAACTTATTGGAAGCGGATTTGCCGAAACGTCTAATTTTTTACTCGTTGCCATTCTATTGTATTATAACTTTAAATAGAATCCGAAGCCATAATTCACGGATTGACCTGTTTTTAAATTTAAGCCAATTAAAGCCCTATCCTTGACCTTTAGCATTGCGCCTATGCCTACCCCTTGCAAAGACTTATCCTGTCTTAAATCGGCTAATAAGCCCAAATAAAGGGCATTCTTAGGCTTGGGGGTGATTGTCCTTGTTTCTATTATAGTTTTCTCGCTTAAATTAGCGCTGAATCCCCTACCTATGATCCTGTTCTGGGTAATCGTATCTTGAATAAATACGACATTATTCGTATCTAAGCGAATCGTATCTAAATACGAATATACACGGCTATAATCAGATACTATTTTTATTGTATCGTGAACGGGAATAAATACAGAATCGGTTTTAATGATATACGAATATATATCACTTCCCTTTTTGTATTTAGTAAAAGTCTTTTGTTGGTAAAGCGTATCTGTCTTTACAATAACTGAACTTTTATAAGTTGGATTTGTAATTAAAAATAAAATAACTACAACCAATAAGACTGCAATTACAAAATTTTTAATCATCTTTTACTTTTTTAGTTGCGTTATAGTAATAGCGAATAGCCATCACACCAGATATAATTGCAATCAAACCGGCAAATAAAGTAACTACGGGTTGAATTGTTGAAATACTTACAATAGCGCTTAAAACGCTTATTCCTGTGCCTATGTCGGCTTGATTGCTATGCGGTGTCATTTAGTCTTTTTTTTCTTCTTTTGGCGCTTGTTCGTCCTGAATTTGCTTAAACCATTGTAATAAAGGCACTCCGTATTTTGTTGGAAGTTCCTGACAAAATTGGTTTAATTCTGCTAATTGTTGGTCGTTTAATGTAATCATAGTTTTATTTTTTATTTACAAATATATGTATTTTATTTAGCTGCAATTAATATTTTTAATTCTTCAATTTGTGCCTGTTGTTCTTGCATTGCCTTTATAAGCATTGGAACAAATACAGAATATTTAACTGACTTTGTAAAAGTTTTTAAAGATTGTCTTTCTTTTATAATATTACCTTCTTCATCTTCAATTTCAACTTCTTTAAAATCTTCTGATTCATCAACCATTGAAGGAAATATTTGTTCTAATTCCTGTGCAATTACACCAATCTGTTTATTTTCTTCGCCTATTAGATTATAATTTCTAACCTTAACTTTTAACAAATTTTCAAGTTTTGGTGTTGCATCAATAATATTTTCTTTTAATTTAATGTCAGATAATGCACCATAACTATTATTAATATTTTGTAAATTACCATTACCTAAAATATAACATTTGTCAGCACCACCTGTTGCACCAATAAAATGATAACTTGAAGTGTTATTTGCATTTGAACCTAACGCCGTTACAAGACCAATATCATTAGAACTGTTATTTCTTGAAGCTGTAATTTCTACTACGGAACCTGATTTACTCGCAACAAAATCAGCTCTACCATTTGAAGCTATTGTCAATCTTGTTGCACCATTAGTGTCCATTGTTATAACTTCATCGGTGCCGGCAATTTTAATATTTGAACTTGAAGTACCACCACATAATTGCAATGTATTACTACTCATTCCTCTAAATAAAGTTGAGCCATACATTCTTATTTCACCATTAACTTGTAATTTACCTGCAACATCAGTAGTAGTTCCTATTAATACATTACCCGTACTACCATTAATTGCAAATCTATAAGCAAGATTAGTACCATCATAAATTCTATAATCACTATCAGTACCTGCAATACCTATTTGATATTCTTTAAGACTTGTTGCAAGTGAAATTGCAACACTTCCACTTTCATATATACTTAATACTCTATTAAAACCGGCAGCATTATAAATAGTTGAACTTCCAATACCAACCATACCTGCTGATGTTATAGTAAGTCTATTTGTAGTATTAGTTGCAAAATCTAAAGTATTAGCAGCACTTAAATACATTCCATTAGTCGGTATTGTTGCACCACTTGGAATAAAAGCAGTTGCAGTTGCGGTACTTGAAAAAATTGCACTTGTTCCACTTAATGCACCTGCCAATGTAATTGCACCTGTTGAACGTGTTATTGTTAAAGGTGTATCAATTAATGCACCTGCGTCTGAATATCGTCTAATAAAGAAATCCATACCTACATTTGAACCTGATTCTGTGCCTGAAACTTCTAAATTTATTCTTGCACTATTATCTGAACGATATGAAATACTTTTTGCAACAGAAACGTTTGCGTCTAAGTTTGCAATCAATGCTGAAGCAGCGCCGTCAATATGAAACTTTGTTGTTGGGTTTGCAATACCAATACCAAATTCCCCTGTTTGTAAAATTGTAATTAATTCAGCACTATTTGCTTCGCTAAATATTCTAAATCTATGGTCTGACTGAACATTGCCAACCGACCATTTGTTTGTACCCGCACTTGCAAAACCTAAATAAGCATTGTTTGTTGAAGTCCCGTTTATGCGTCCAATAATTCCAGAACCGAAAACGTCTAATGCAGTAGTAGGCACATTGGTATTAATACCTAATCTGTTATTAGTATCGTCAAAAAATAAGTTTGCATTATCTTGGGTTAAAGCACCACTTGCACCAATAAAAGGAACTGAACCTGTTGTTAATGCAGTTGTAATTGTTAAACTCGCAACCGAACCAACTAAATTAATAGTTCCGTCAAATCCATTCGCGTCGTTAAACACCAAAGAAGATACAATGTTTGGTGACAATTCAACGTATGCGCTTGTACCTGTATTCCAACGATACAAAATGTTTGTATCTAAGGCAATATAAATAGTATCAGCAACACCAACTAAAGGGAATGCCGCTAAGTTTGCGTATTCTTCAACTGTACCTGTAAACAAAGACGCCATTTGTGATAGCGTAATTTTTTTACTTATGCCCGTTGTAGGGTCGCCTATAATTGTAAGGTCTGATAAATCTGGCGCAAGTTCTGTCGCTAATTGATTAATTTTTTTTGATTCCATTAAAATTGATAATTTGAAGGTACTTGACACCTATTGTTAATAAATGGCACGGTTAATGTTGCATCTAATTTTACGCCTGCTAATAAATCAGGATCACTTTCTGTATAAAATGTAACGGGTAAGTTCTGACTTAATGTCCAAGTTACAATAGAATAATCCTCTGGGTATCTTAACTGCGCCACTACATCACCCGCAACCTGTGTCATATCTGATAAAACTTCCGTTTCGTTTGTTTCTTCCATAAGCATACGATCCATAAAGTAAAGACTAAATGAAAAAGCTATTTCCTTAGCGCCATAATTTGCACCCGTTAACGTAAAAAACATAGCAGGATATGTAACCTCGCCATTGCTTAAACGTTCCCAGACATCACCAAAATAGACGTAATTAATTTGCTCGTGGTCGTTGCCTATCTTTGTTAATTCTTTCACAATCTGATTCAAAGTCATATTAAGCGTAAATTAAAGGTGTATTATTTTTATTTTTTCCAATAAGTTTCATACTTAAAGCAGTTCTTTTTAATCCCAAAGCATCAGCCGCTTCTTTTATACAGGAATAAAAAACCCCTACTTGAGTATTTAATATAACTTTTGCCATTGGATGGTCGCCGTTTTTATATTTGTTTTTCCTTGCTTCGCTAAATTTAATTAACGTTTCGGGTGTATATTTTCTATTTTTACCAATATTAGAAAACTTTTGCCTTAATTCTTTTGAATAAATAGCAGGTTTATCTTGATTTTTAGGTAAAATTAAATTTAAGCCACCAAAATCAGCAGAACTTTTATATAAATCGCCAAATTCCCTTTCTTTAATTAATCTTTCTTCGGGTTGACATTCACATAAAACTTCAAAAGAATGGTTTTCAAATCCATATTTTTCAAAAGACCTGAATAATAAAACTTGCTTTTTTGCGTGTCCATTTTTATAAAAATTATATCGTGCTTCTAAATTAATAGAAGAACCAATATAAGTTCTATTATTTGGTGAAACAATTTTATATATTCCGCACTTTCTTTTCATTGTTTTTTTCTTTGACAGGTTTAGTGTCATTCTTTTTTGCTTTTTCCAAATAAACTTTTAGTTTAGTTTGGTTTTTTATTGTTACTTGTTTACTCATATATTAGCAGCAACCAATATTTCCCTGATACCTTTCTTCAAAAGTTTTTTTATTCTTACCCTCATAATCGTCATTGCAACAAGCATCACCTAAATACATTGAAACCGTGTAACCCTCATTGTCAGGTTTAATACTATCAATGCCGCTACCAAAGTTTAAGTAATTAGGATAAGAAGCATTGTTTTGTTTCAGATACTTTATTAATCTTTGTTTATAAAATTCTGCTCTTGCTCTGTATCTATTTGCCACGTCAATC